AGGCATTCCTTGATGCGCACAAAGGCGCCACGGCCTTCTCTTGGGCTGAGCCATTCGGAGAGCTGTTGCTTGTCCGGTGCGGCGAATATCAACCACGGCACGCCGGCGGAAATGTCTACAGACTGGCGGCTACCTTTGAGCAGGCATTTCATCCATGACCATCGTCCCACTTAACCTCGGTGCATCGGAAAACGATGGCAGTGGCCAGACTTTGCGCTCGGGCGGCCAAGTCATCAATGCGAACTTTGCCGAGCTGGATCAGCGGACCACCGCGGCACAGGCATCCGCCGATGCCGCAGCAGGTGCCGCAGCCCATGCGGATTCAAAAGCAAACAATGCCCAGGCCAAGGCGGATGCCGCTATCCCTGCTGTTCAGAAGGGGCAACCCGGTGGCGTTGCAGTTCTAGATGGTAGTGGAGTTGTGCCGGCCAGCCAGTTGCCAAGCTATGTGGATGACGTGCTTGAGTTCGCGAACCTGGCCGCATTCCCTGTCACCGGCGAGATGGGCAAGATTTACGTCGCCATCAACACCAATAGCCAGTACCGATGGAGCGGCACCCAGTACATCCTCCTTTCCGCGTCCCCGGGCTCTACGGATGCGGTACCTGAAGGCGCAGTCAATAAATATTGGACCAATGCCAGATCCCTAGCGAGCGTCCTAACCGGGCTTCTCACCACAAACCCGGCTGTGGTGACTGCAGCAGACACCATTCTCACCGCAGTAGGGAAGCTGCAACGGCAAATCAGCGATGCAGTAGCCGCGCTCGGGAATAAGGCCGCGAAAGGGGCCAATAGCGATATCAGCTCGTTGTCCGGACTGACCACAGCTGTCTCGATTGCCCAGGGCGGTACAGGGGCGACTACGCTCGCAGCCGCTCAAGCTGCCCTTGGGATCAACTCAGCGATCAACCTTCCTACCGGGACTGACCTGAACAATATTCAGGCCACTGGCTTCTACATGCAGCAGGCGAACGCTAACGCGACGTTGGCCCTGAATTACCCTGTCGCAGCCGCAGGATCACTCATCAGCGTGCAGCTCGGAAGTAGCATCACCACTCAGACGTACACCGTGTACAACACCGGTGAACAATACGTGCGAGCCAGGTATGTAGCTGCCTGGAGCGATTGGAGGTTCACGATCACTGACGCGACTGTGGGATTTGCCTATGCCTACCCGAACGGCGGAACGGAAGCTGCTCCCGCAACGGTGACAGTCAACAGCCGTTACACGGTAGCCAACCCCTTCCCTGGACACGAGGTGATCGTACTGGCGGAAATCCTGATAGGAGGCAAGTGGGGGGATGCTGGCTGGTTCTATAGCTCTGGCGGCTACGGCACCAAAGGCTCACAACTGGACTTGAACACTCTGGTCGTTCAGACGGGGCTGAGCCGAGTGGGCTACACGTCCAATGGAAGTGGCGACCCCTTTGGACAGACCGCCACAGCCCTGTCTTCCGCACCTTGTCGTTTAAAAGTCTGGAGAGTGCATGCATGACTTTGTGTGTTTATGCTGAGATTGGTAGCAATTTTCAACAGGTGGGCGGGGACTGCCCTAACGGTTGGATTCAAATGATAGGTCAGCGTCCCGATGTCGAGGACACCCTGCTGTACACCGCATCGGAGGAAGGCGAGTGGGTTATCTCCGATAGAACGCTGCTACTGATCCAGATGAAAAGGGAAGCGGACTGGGCGTCGTCGGAGATGGTCGTCGTCGCCGAGCAGCTCGTGATGCTTGAAGACTCTGACCCTGCCGCCTTGCCTGGAACAGATCGCCAATGGCGAGATTATCGAATCGCGCTTAGAGCCTGGAAGGAAGGGCACCCTGACTTCCCAGACGAAGCAAAGCGCCCAAAACGGCCCCTCTGATCTCTCTTGTCTGATTCGAATTTTACCTGAGGAAACTCCATGCCGATTACGGCTGATATCCAGACCCTGGAGCCTGGCGCGTGGGTGGAGCTTTTTGAGCTCGACGCAACGATGCTGGGCGCCGAGCTTTACCGCTTCCATGGATACCCACAGCAAGCCTCGATATTTTGGCAGGGCGAAGAATATTCGCCATGGCCGATCAAGGCCGAGGGTTTCGAAATGACCGGGCAGGGCGCTCAGCCGACCCCCACCCTTTCTGTCGGCAACGTCGGCGGGTTCATCACAGCGCTCGTCCTTTACTTCGAAGACCTGGTCGGCGCGAAGCTGATCCGGCATCGAACGCTGGGCAAGTACCTGGACGGCCAGCCCGAGGCCGACTCAGAGGAGGAGTTGCCACCTGACATCTGGTATGTCGAGCGCAAGGCGTCGGAGGACAACCAGGTCGTCCAGTTCGAGCTGGCGACTGCGCTGGACTTCGCCGGCGTACAACTTCCTCGCCGACAGATCGTGGCGAACGTTTGCTGGTGGCTTTCCTGTGGCGGGTACCGCGGGCCGTATTGCGGCTATAACGGGCCGCCGGTGGCGGATGAGAACGACATCATTGTCACCGACGCGGCGAAGGACAAGTGCGGCGGACGCCTGACCAGTTGCAAGCTTCGCTTCGGTGAAAACAACCCGCTGCCTTACGGCTCATTTCCTGCCGCCGGCCTTCTGCGTCAATAACGCCTCAGTGAGCGCATCTCATGAACAAAGCAAACAAGGCGGCGGTTGAGGCTCATGCCTTGGTCGAGTATCCGCGCGAAGCCTGCGGGCTGTTGGTGCGCGAAGGCCGCAAAGAAGTGTACGTGCCTTGCCGAAACACGGCCTCGACACCCAGCGAGCATTTCCGCCTGGCGCCCGGGGACTACGCCGCTGCAGAGGACCGGGGCCAGGTACTGGCAGTAGTGCATAGCCATCCGGACTACCCGGCCACGCCCAGCGAGGCGGACCGAGTCTCATGCGAGGCCTCGGAATTACCCTGGCACATCATCGAGGTGCGCAAGGGGGATGATGGCGCAGTGCGTACCGGGGAGATGGTGAGCTTTGCGCCTGTGGGATATGAGGCTCCATTGATTGGCCGTAAATTCGCCCATGGCGTTCACGATTGCCTCAGCATCATCTTGGACTTCTATCGGCGCGAGATGGGAATCGACCTGGGCAGTTACGAGCGAGAGGATGGCTGGTGGGATAAAGGCGGGAACCTGTACCTCGAAAATCTCCCTGCGGCTGGCTTCGAAAGGGTTTCAGCGCCTCAGCATGGCGATATCGTGCTGATGCAGATCCGATCACCAGTGCCGAACCATGCCGCAATCTACCTGGCCGACGGCGTGCTGAAGACCGAGCCCGAGCATTACCCGGCGCCCGGGTCGATCCTGCACCACCTGTACAACCGGGACAGCAAACGCGACGTGTACGGCGGCTACTGGGCTGAGGTTACGGTCGGATACTGGCGGCACCGGCATGCATAGCTTTTGCGCAACGCGCCCCGAAGTCCTATCGAAAACATCGTCTTCGGCGGGCCTTGGATACCGCGTGCGGCTGGTAATTCGACACAAGTTCTTTGCAAGCATGCAAATACTCTGAATGCTTGCATTTCCAGTTGTTCGGTCTATTATGCAAGCATGCCGAACAGGAGATGCTTGCATGTCAGATAAAAACGAATCGAAGGCTCTAGGCGGGAAAGCCCGGGCGAAGGCGCTTTCGCCTAGTGAGCGGTCAGCGATTGCGAAGGCAGCAGCTAATGCCAGATGGGGACTGACTGTGACGCACAAAGGCAGCTTCCTTGATGCGTTCGGCATCGATGTAGATTGCTATGTCCTCAACGATTTGAAAAAAACAGCCGTCATTAGCCAGCGAGGAATGGCTGAAATTCTTCTCAACGCTGATTCCGGCGGTAGCGCATTACCACGTTTTGCCAAGGGCCAGACGGTCTCGAAAGCGTTGGGAGCGGGGATCCTTGAAAAGATAGATAACCCATTGATTTTCAAGGGTGACCATGCGGGAGCGGGCCCTCAGTTTCAAGGGCAAATTAACGGTTACGAAGTGGGTCTTTTGATAGATATTTGCCAAGCTCTCATTATGGCAGACGGCCGAGGCGAGCTTGTACCTCGATACCGTTACGAAAGAATCGTCAATCAAGCTCGAATTATTCTTGGAGCATCCGCGAAAGCAGGAATCCAAGGTCTGGTTTACGCTCTGGCTGGCTATGATCGGACAAAAGAAGATGTAATCGAAGCCTACAAACTCTACGTTAGAGAGGA